TTATCTCGAATCATCGCGGGTGAACTGGTCAAAGCTATCCCAAGATTCTTCGTCCTCGACCTCAGCTCCATCGACGGCGCGATCGAACTGCAGAAGAGACACCGCCAAACCGAGCCGGTCAGAGAAGAAGGTCAGTTCTCGGGCAGGTTCGGATCCCCGACTAAATGTCCAGATGCCGGCGGGCAAAGCCACTGGGCGCTGAGAACTGGCGTGCTGCGAGGCCGATCCCATGGCCATGATGGAGCCGTCGGGAATCGGCATGCCCGATAGAATGAACACGCCGCTTTTGTAGGCGCGCGTGCTCGCTCTGCCCCACAAAGCGAAGCCGTCTCGCGCGACCACCATGGCCACTCGGGTGTCGGTGAATTCGATCCACTTGCGCGCAGCCGCAAGAAGCGAAACTCCGTATCGGTCAGTCACATGGCCAAGGAGGTCGCGGGTCACTTCCTGACCGCCGACCTGGCTGCGATAGTCGTCGATCGGCATCAACAGGAAGGAGGCGAAGGTATCAGCCTCCTCTTCGCGCTGTTTCTCGGCGTCTTTCCAGCCATTGGCTTGCAGCGGGAGGCACTGGAAGTTGAAACCGTCCGACAGCTCGCCATTGCGGTAGTCCTCTGCGGTCAGTGGGCGTCGGTGCAGCAAGTAGTGCCCGAACTCATGAGCGAGCGTGAAGCGCTCGCGCCCACGGTAGCGGGGCTGAGTGTTGTAGAGGATCTGCCAACCGGGCTTTTTGCGCCGTGCCCGGAGCATGCCCTCGAAGCCGTCGATGTCGACGCCCTTCACTGTCGTGATCGGGTCTTCGTGGTTTCGGGAGACTTTGAGCGCCAGCGCCTCCACGTCCACGGGGAACCGGTCTTCTCCCAGCACGGTGCGGAGAAGCACAGTCAGATCGTTCGCGGCCCTTTGGGGTGATTTCCTTCTGCTACCGATCATTCATCCTCATCGTCCAGGATCTTGAGCATCTCGCGCAGCTTGGCCTTACTCTTCGGGTCTAATTCCTTGTACTTGCGAAAAAATGCAGCGTCAGTCGCGTCAGCCTCGGTAAGATCGCTTGTGGCGAGCAAATAGTCGATCGTCGTATCCAGGGCGATCGCTATCAGTTGGAGTTTCTCTGCCGAAGGCCGCGCGACATTCTTGTTTTCGATCTCCCACATGTAGCTTTTGCTGGATCCAACCTTCTCGGCCAGCGCCTCCAGCGTCATTCCTCGCTTCAGTCTGAGCTCGCGAACGCGCTCTCCCAAGGGTGTGGGCACCTGAGACCTCCAACTTGTTCACAGGGTTCGTAATCGCGTGACGCCTAGTCCTTGACAGGCGTCACTTGCAAGCCCTACTTCGCGACAGTTCGTTAATACGAACTCCGATTCGCGCTTTCACGATAAAGGATGCCGGCATGACGAAAGCAGGTAACGGTTCGGGCACCCATCACGTGGTCCCCAATCCCAATGGCGGATGGGACGTCCGCCGTGGCGGCGCTGAGCGCGCCAGTGGGCACTTTGAAACGAAGCAGGCGGCGATCTCCCGTGGGCGGGAGATCAGCCGCAACGCTGGGACGGAGTTCAAGATCCACAATCAGGATGGCCGCATCGGCCAGTCCGATTCCCATGGGAACGATCCTCGCAACGTCAAGGGCTAAGGAGATCGATCATGGCCTCAGTGACGAGTTTCATCCGCAACATGCCTGCCTCGTCGCTGCAGGCTTATTTCCATCACACCGGCATCGAGCTTCCGACCGAGGTCGATTGGGAGGCGCCCGAGCCGGAAGTCGCTCGTGTCACCTTGCGGGCCGTCGACGAATTGGACGACGAAGCCCGCGCTCGCATCGTGATTGATGTCGATCGAGTATGCGCCTTGGCCGATGATGCGGGGCAGACGGCGCTCTACAGCGTCGTCGCTGACCGCACGGTGCTCGATGATCTGGCAAATGGCCATGCGCGTTCGCTGTGGATGTTCCTGAATGAACCCGTTCGGTTCCGCCATGCCGAGGAGGTCCGTTACACCGATGAGCGGCGCCGTGGTCGGAGCTGGGACGGGTTCATTGGCGAGCCCAACCTCGAACTGCGGCGAGACGAGGCATCCATCGATGCCTTCAAGGCGGCGCTGCGCGAACGGTTCGCTTCCAACAACATCCACATCGATATCTTCGGGCGCTACCGGCCGACCTTCGACGGCGAGGATTGCGAGCTTGTCCAGATCGCGATTTACCGCGAAGGCCTGCCGGATGATTTCCTGGCGTTCGATGACGCGGGTACGCTCGTCCGCCGTGCCCGCCGTCCCGTGTTCGAGGCGGCCATGACGTATGAACCGGCGACCGGCGTCATCGAAGTCGTCGCCAACGACCGCGAGAGCCGCGAGGAGATGGTCCGCTTCATGGCGCGCGACCTGCTGGGGATCGAATTCCAGAGCGAGAAGGTGCCCTTCCGCACCTACGACCTCGCAGTTCTGCTTCATCCTTTCGATTTTCCGACCGACCCGGAGGACGGGATCGAGTCCGTCGAGGTCAAGCAGCTGCGTCTGATGCCCATCGACAATGTGGGCGAGCGCGTCACGCTCGAATGTCTTCGGAAGGCCGACCGCACCATCTGGAGCATGTCGGCGGAGCGGTTCGGCGCCAACGATCCGCTGGCTGGCGGTTGGGTGGCGACACAGGCCAAGCTTTCCATCAAATTCCATCCGAAGGGCGATGCCAAACGCGGTCGGACGCTGCCGTTGACGATCACGATGCCGCATGGCTGCAATCTCAAGGACCAGACCGAGGAGGAGCAGTTGATCGGCGAAAAGTACCTGCGCCGTTGGGGCATCCTTTCCGGGGCTGATAGTGCCGTCGTCGATTGATCGAAAAGCGGTAGACCTGCTGCTGTCTGTGATCGAGACGCCGGATGCGGTTATCAGCGGCTCGGTCCTCGACAGCTACTATGGGCGCGTCGCGCCAGCGCTGAAGGCGGCTGGGATTCTTCAGCCGAAAGATCACTCGCGGGCAGCCGTTTCACTCGTCGACCACGAGGACGAGCCCGTCAATCTGATCTGGTCACCTGAACATCGGGCATATGGGTATTTCAGCCCGTCAGCGGGTTGGGTGAATATCCCCGGTGATCAGTTGGCAACGTACCGGGTCAACTTCAGCATGCTACTCGAACAGCTGTTCGAGCGGCTGGATCTGTCGCCGCGAACCGGCCCTGTCGAACTCGTGCCCGACCTTCTGTGGGAGGTCGGCGACGCGCGACTTCCAGGACGCAGCAAACGTACATCCGTCTGGATTGGCCGTCGGCTCTGCGAACCAGCGATATGGAAAAGTTTCATCGATACTGCCCGCAAGCGTCCGGCGCCCGGACTGCGAATCGTCCTTACGCTCACGCCGGTGGAGCGCCTCCCTGCAGAAGTGCACCACGGTCATACGCTGATCGCCGTTCGAGATGTCGCCGATCACAACGGTCTTGCCGTCGTTCCCGACCTATTGGCTGCCCGCGTTGCGGCGGGCTCGAAGCTGAACGACGACCTGATCACCATGGCGGCCGACGGCGCGTCCGTCACAGTTCGCGGAACACGTCACGCATTCTCTGGATCGAAACAGCGCGCGATCATCCGGCAACTGTATGACGCTTGGAAATCGGGACAACCGGAACTTTTAACCGCTGAGGTTCTGGAGACCGCCGGGTACAGCACGAGCGTCAACACGCTGGCGAAGGCTTTCTCCGGAAGACCTGAATGGCGCGATTTCATCAGGGAGGAGAATGGACGATGTTGGTTCCTCCTCTGACCCCTAAATTCTCTCATCTGAAAGGCCGCCCGGTGGGCGGCTTTTTTCATTTCTGAGCCGCTTTCCCCGATTCCTACCTTGAGCCCTACCTGGCTCCTTCCCAGCTCCTACCCGCCCGGCAGCCATCCTCTCCGCAGGTTTTCGACCAAAACCCAAGGAGACACAGATGGCTACGAAACACCTCAACCAGATCGACCTGGCTGCGCGCTGGAACATCAGCCACCGCACGCTTGAGAGGTGGCGCTGGACGGGCGAAGGCCCGCGCTTCGTCAAGCTCGGCGGTCGCGTCGTGTACCGCCTCGAAGACGTCGAGGAGTACGAGCGCGAGCAGATTCGCGCGAGTACCGCCGACCACCCCAGCAAGCCTGCGGCGTGAGGGGGCGGTGATGACGATCTCAAACCGTATCTCCCTCGATGAGCTCCGCCGCATGGCCGTCGGCGACATCGCCGCTCTGTCCGCCGAACAACTCGCCCTGCTGCAGGACGAGGCCGCCGACGCCCTGCGCCGCGCCAAGACCGTCTGCGACTGGCTCGATGGGGCCGTCGCGCTCAAGTACGGCGATCGTGCCCACGCAACGCGCCAAGCCGCCGGCAAGGACACAGGGACCATCCGCTTCGATGACGGCGCGGTCACCGTGATCGCCGATCTGCCGAAGCGCGTCGACTGGGACCAGGACAAGCTCGCCGCTCTCGTCGAACGCATCCGGGCCGAGGGCGACGACCCCGCCCAATACGTCGATGTCGCGATCAAGGTGCCCGAACGCAAGTTCGCGGCCTGGCCGAGCCACATCCGCTCCGCCTTCGAGGACGCGCGCACCGTCCGCACCGGCAAGCCCAGCTTCCGTCTTTCCCTGAACACCGAGGTGACGTCATGAGCATCACGAAGAAGCTCGCGGTGCTGGCCAAGCACCATTACGGGCTGGACAAGCTGCCCGAGACCATCCGGGTGCCGGCCCTTGGCGAGCGTCGCGACGAGACCGTCAAGCCGGTCGGGGCAGCCTCGATCGACGACCTGGCCTTCGCCCTCATCGGGCTGAACGAGCGGGCATCGGCCCTCTACCGCGAGATCGACGCGGTGCGCACCCTCCACGACGAGGCCCGCAAGGCCGGCGCGCTGGGAGCGGACGTCGCAATCGACGCCCTGATCGCGGCGAAGGGAGGCAAGTGATGGCCCTCCCGATCATCTCCGCCGATCACCGGCTCGCCGAGCCGCGCGGCATCAAGGGCACGATTTTCGGCAAGTCCGGCATCGGCAAGACCAGCCTTCTCTGGACGCTCGACCCCGCAACCACGCTGTTCATCGATCTGGAGGCGGGCGACCTCGCCATCGAGGGATGGTCCGGCGACAGCGTCCGGCCGCGCACATGGGCCGAGTGCCGCGACTTCGCGGTCTTCATCGGCGGCCCCAATCCGGCGCTGCGGGACGACCAGGTCTACAGCGAAGCCCACTTCGCGGCGGTGCGCGAGCGCTTCGGCGATCCGGCTTCGCTCGACCGTTACGAGACGATCTTCATCGACTCGATCACGGTGGCCGGGCGGCTCTGCTTCCAATGGTGCAAGGGGCAGCCCGAGGCATTCTCGGAGAAGACCGGCAAGAGCGATGTCCGCGGCGCCTACGGCCTGCACGGCCGCGAGATGATCGCCTGGCTCACGCATCTCCAGCACACGCGGGCGAAGAACGTCTGGTTCGTCGGGATCCTCGACGAGAAGCTCGATGACTTCAATCGGCGCATCTTCCAGCCGCAGATCGACGGCTCGAAGACCGGCCTAGAGCTGCCGGGCATCGTCGATGAAGTCCTGACGATGGCGGAGATCAAGGACGAGTCCGGCGCGCCCTACCGTGCCTTCGTCTGCCAGACGATCAACCCATGGAACTTCCCGGCGAAGGATCGCTCAGGCCGTCTCGACCTGATCGAGGAGCCTCATCTCGGCCGCCTGATGGCCAAGATCCGCGGACCCGTGAAGCCGGCTTGCGAGCGGCTGGCCTATCGCAGCCCGCCTCCCGCCGCGGCGCCGACCTCCGACGCCCCCGCCATTTCCGAAAACGCCTGAACGAGGAGACCCCAGCGATGTCTGGATCCTGGAACGATTTCAACGACGCCAAGCAGAACAGTAACATCATCCCCAAGGGCACGCTGGCCAAGGTGCGCCTGACGATCCGCCCGGGCGGATACGACGATCCGGCGCAGGGTTGGACCGGCGGATACGCCAGGCGGGGAACGACCGGCTCGGTCTATCTCTCGGGCGAGTTCACGGTTCTCGAAGGGCCCTATGCACGGCGCAAGATCTTCACCCTGATCGGGCTCTACAGCCCCAAGGGCCCGGACTGGGCGAACATGGGCCGCAGCCTGATCCGCGGCATGCTCAACTCCGCGCGCGGCATTTCGGACAAGGACATGTCGCCTGAGGCCCAGGCCGCGCGTCGCATCGGCGGTTTTGCCGATCTCGACGGGCTCGAGTTCGTGGCGCGGATCGACATCGGCACCGACACCAACGGCGAGGAGAAGAACGAGATCCGCGCGGCCGTGACGCCGGATCACAAGGACTATGCCGCCCTCATGGGCGTGCCCGGTGTGGCAGCGCAGCCGCAGGCTCAGCCTTCCCAGCCCTCCATGCCCCAATCTTCAGCACCGGCGGCGGGCACGCGCCCGTCCTGGGCGCAGTGAGGCGGCCATGCTGCTGCGGCCCCGCCAGAAGCAGTTCGTCGAGCGCAGCGTCCGCGCGCTTGGGCTGCACGGAAACACCCTCGGCGTCGCTCCGACCGGAGCCGGCAAGACGATCATGCTCTCGGCCGTCGTCGGTCGCATGGTCGGCGCAACGCCGAAGAGCACGGGCGCCAAGGCCTGCGTGCTCGCCCACCGCGACGAGCTGACCGCTCAGAACCGCAGCAAGTTCGGCCGGGTGAATCCCCGCATCACGACCTCGGTTGTCGACGCGAAGGAGAAGTCCTGGGCTGGCCAGGTCACCTTCGCCATGGTGCCGACGCTGGCGCGCGCCGGTAATCTCGGCCAGCTGCCCGCGCTCGACCTCCTGGTGATCGACGAGGCGCACCACGCGGCCGCCGACAGCTATCGCCGCATCATCGACGCCGCGCTGCAGCGCAATCCCGAGTGCCGGGTCTACGGCGTCACGGCGACGCCCAATCGCGGTGACCGCAAGGGCCTGCGGGAAGTCTTCGACAACGTCGCCGACCAGATCCGGATCGGGGAGCTCATCGCGTCCGGTCATCTCGTGCCGCCGCGCACCTTCGTGATCGACGTCGGCGTGAAGGACCATCTCACCAGGGTGCGCCGCACGGCCGAGGATTTCGACATGGCCGAGGTCGAGGCGATCATGAACCGCGCCCCGATCACGCAGGCCGTCATCGGCCACTGGCGGGAGAAGGCAGGCGAGCGCCAGACGGTGGTGTTCTGCTCGACCGTGGACCACGCGCGCAGCGTCACCGCCGCCTTCAACGCGGTCGGTGTCGCCGCCGGGCTGATCCAAGGCGACATGGCCGATACCGACCGCAAGACGACCCTCGACGCCTACGCCGCTGGAGAACTGCGGGTCGTCGTCAATGTCGCCGTACTGACCGAGGGGTGGGATCACCCGCCGACGAGCTGCGTCGTGCTGCTGCGGCCGAGCTCCTACAAGTCGACCATGATCCAGATGGTCGGGCGCGGTCTGCGCACGGTCTCGCCAGAGGAACATCCAGGCGTCATCAAGACCGACTGCATCGTGCTCGACTTCGGCACGTCGACCATGCTGCACGGATCGCTGGAACAGGACGTCGACCTGGACGGTCGCGAGCCTTCCGGCGAGGCGCCGACCAAGGATTGCCCGGACTGCGGCGCTATCGTGCCGCTCGCCACCATCGAATGCCCACTGTGCGGTCATGTCTGGGAGCGTCCCGAAGGCGGCGAAGCAGCGCCGCTCGGCGACTTCGTGATGTCCGAGATCGATCTCCTCAAGCGCTCGAGTTTCCGTTGGGTAGCGCTCTTCGGCGACGATGCCGCGCTCATCGCCAACGGCTTCAACGCCTGGGGCGGTGTCTTCTTTCTGAACGGCCGTTGGTACGGCATCGGGGGCCTCCAGAAGCAGCGGCCTCATCTGTTGGCAGTGGGCGAACGCACCGTCTGCCTCGCGGCGGCCGACGATTGGCTCAACGAGCAGGAGAGCGACGAGAGCGCCCACAAGACGCGCCGCTGGTTGAACCAGCCGCCCACCGACCGGCAGCTTGCCTTCCTGCCGCCGGAGTACCGGCAGGACTACGGTCTGACCCGCTACCAGGCATCGGCCTTGCTGGCCTTCCGCTTCAACCGCGAGGCCATCCGCGCGCTCGTCTTCGGCGCAGCCGGACAGGCGGATGCAGCGCTGATGCGGAGGGCGGCATGAGCCATGGCTTCTGTTTCCACCATCACGGCGGCGGATCGTCTTCGGCTCTGGCACCCGCGTGGAACGCTCTGTGCCGTCTGTCGGCGACCCACCCGTGGCTTTGGCTGGTTCGACCCGGTGCCGTCGAACTGGCCGCGCCCCTCGGTCTGGTTCTGCTCGATCACCTGCCAGGGCTTCTGGACGCGCTTGGCGCAGGAGCACTGGGCCATGGTTGATCTCACGCAGCAGGAGAAGGCGGCGATCCGCGCCGCGATGAAGCCGGTCGCCGCGATCATGGAGGAGATCGGCTGGCAGGCGCGCTTCTGCGACCTCACGGAGGCGCAGGTGCTCACGCTCATCGAGGTCGCCGTCGGCGGCTTCCAGGACGCCATGCACGCCATGGCAGCCGAAGACGAGGATGTGCCATTCTGATGCTCGACTTCAATCCCCGTTCAGGCTTCGCCGACCGGCTGAACGCCGCCATCGATCGGGCGCTCGGGCTCGAGCAGGCCGCCCGGCCATCTCGTAGCTACCTCGGCGCCTCCCGTCTCGGGCAATCTTGCGAACGTGCGCTGCAATTCGAGTTCGCGGGGGCGCCGAAGGATGAGGGCCAGGAGTTCTCCGGCCAGACGCTGCGGATCTTCGAGATCGGACACGCGCTCGAAGATCTTGCCATTCGCTGGCTGCGCAGTGCCGGGTTCGATCTCTACACCCGCAAGGGCAACCGTCCGGACGGCGAGCAATTCGGCTTCTCGGTCGCGGAAGGCCGCATCCGCGGTCATGTCGATGGGATCATCGCCGCTGCTCCCCAGCAGCTGGGCATCGGCGTTCCCGCGCTCTGGGAATGCAAGACGATGAACGCCAGGAACTGGCGCGAGACCGTGGCCAAGGGCGTGGTTGTCGCGAGGCCCGTCTACGCGTCCCAGATCGCCCTCTACCAGGCCTACATGGAAGGCGAGGTTCCCGGCATCTCCGACAATCCCGCGCTCTTCACCGCCATCAAAAAGGACACCGCCGAACTGCACTACGAACTCGTGCCGTTCGACGCGGGGCTCGCTCAACGCATGAGCGACCGCGCCGTGCGGATCCTTCAGGCGAGCGATGCAGGGGATCTGCTGCCGCGCATCGCTACGAGCCGTGACTTCCACGAGTGCCGGATGTGCCCGTGGGCGGATCGCTGCTGGGGGCTGGCGGCATGA